GGATAGCACATGAATTATTACACACAAAAACACAGCATGAGTCACTAACCGAAGTTATTGATGAATTTAAAAGTATTGAAAAAAGAATAAAAAGTTTTACACATGAATTTAGAAGCACTATTTGACGCAGTTATAGTTAAACCTATTGAAAACGAAGAAGTTACTTATGGTGGTATTATTGTACCAGATATGGGTAAGGAATTAAATGAAGTAGGTGAAGTTTTAGCTGTTGGGCCTGGAAAATTTACACATTCAGGAGAATTTTTAAAAACAAATATTAAAGTAGGAGATAGAGTAGTCTTACCTACTATGGGATTTACTAAACTTCAATTTGATGGAGAAGAATATTACGTTGGTCCCGAAAACCAGATTTTAGCCAAAGTAAAAGTACCTGTAGAAGATGTACTAGCTGAAACTGAAATCACTGAACAAGATAAAGAACATTTAACAGATATTTAATATGAAAAAAGTCGAATTTGGTAAAGAAGCCAGAAAAAATTTAGTTAAAGGTATAGACACTTTAGCTGATGCTGTAGTATCTACTTTAGGCCCTAATGGTAGAAACGTTGTAATTGGAAGGGGAATTTTAGAAGCTCCATTAAGTACTAAAGATGGAGTAACTGTTGCTAAAAATATAGTTTTAAAGGAAACTAATCAAGAATTAGGAGTACAACTTATTAAGTGGGCAGCTATTAAAACTGCTGATAGAGCAGGTGATGGAACAACAACATCAACTCTATTAGCTAGAGAAATGATTAAGGATGGTGTTACAGCTTTAGATAATAAGGAAAATGCTGTTCAAATTAAAAGAGATATTGATTCAGCAGTTAAAAATGTAATATCAGAACTTAAAAATATTACTGAGGATATTGATAGTGAGAATCAGTTAGAACAAATTGCTACTGTTTCAGCTAATAATGATGGAGAAGTAGGTAAATTAATTGCTACTGCTATAGATAAAGTAGGACAACAAGGAGTTGTTCATATTGAATCTTCTAGAACAGGAGATAATTTTATAGAAACAGTTGAAGGTATGCAATTTGCTAGAGGTTATAAATCACCTTATTTTGTTACTAATAATGATGATATGACTTCTGTACTTGAAAACCCGGCTATTCTTATTGTAGATGGTAGATTATCATCAGTTAAAGAATTACTTCCTATTTTAGAAGCTGTAGGTGCACAAGGTAAATCATTATTAATAATCGCAGAAGATATAGATAATGAAGCTTTAGCTACTCTTATTGTTAATAAAATGAGGGGTACATTAAGTGTTTGTGCTGTTAAAGCACCTGATTTTGGTGATAGAAGAAAAGTTGTACTTGAAGATATAGCTATTACTACAGGTGGAACTGTATTTAGTAAAGATAAGGGAATGAAATTAGATAAATTCTCTTGGGACTGGTTTGGTGAAGCTAGAGTAGTTACGGTTGAAAAAGAACAAACTACCATAGTTGATGGTAAAGGTGATTCTAAGGATATAGAAAAAAGAGTAGAGGAAATTGAACACCAAATAGAAAAAGCTAATACACCTTATGAAATTGAGCAACTACAAAATAGATTAGCTAAATTTGTAGGTGGTGTAGCTATAATCCATGTTGGTGGTTTTACTGAAACCGAAATGAATGAAAGAAAGGATAGAGTTGATGATGCATTACATGCTACAAAAGCTGCTATTGAAGAAGGTGTATTACCAGGTGGAGGTGTTGCTTTACTATATGCTAGAGAAAGTATTAAAAACTTAGATAGTATTGGAGGCCAAATCGTGTATAAAGCCTGTGGTAAACCATTTGAACAAATTTTAGTTAATGCTGGTTATAGTACAACTGATGCTCAAGTTATGGGTAAATATAAATTAGTTGATTCAGGTAATGATCATTGGGCTGGAATTAATATTAATAAAGGAACGGTAGTTGATTATAAAGAAGAGGGTGTAATTGATCCTACTAAAGTTACTAGATTAGCATTACAAAATGCAGCTTCAGTAGCAGGTACAGTTTTATTAACAGAGTGTACTATTATTGAGGATAGAGATAGTGATGAATTTAAGGAGAAAGGTTACTCAGATAATGGAGTTCCTCAACCAGGAGTTGGATTATAGTAGAAACTTTCGTATATTATAGTTATGGGAAAAACAAAGGTTATAGAAGAGAATATCTTAATTGCTCGCAGAGTACCACCAGGTGATAAATGGAGACTTGTCGCAAATGAACCTGATGGTCCTATCCATAAAACGCTTACTGATACCTTAGAAGCGTATATGGTAAAAACTGGCTTTAAAGGGGAGTACAGGTTAGCTCCCCTTAAAAGTGAGTTATATGCTATTTCTACTAGTGAAGAAGAAATTAAACCAGAACCAGTTAAACAATATTCTATTTATGGAGAATACTAATCATAGTTTATTAGTAGAAAAATATAGACCTACTGTACTAGATAATTATGTAGGTAATAATAATATAAAAAATGTTATATCTAAATATCTAGAACAAAATGATATTCAAAATTTTATATTTTATGGACCTGCTGGTACAGGAAAAACTACATTAGCTAAATTAATAGTTAAAAATTTAGAATGCGACTATGTTTATATAAATGCCAGTGATGAAAGAGGTATTGAAACTATAAGAGATAAAGTATCTAGTTTTGCATCTGTAGCATCATTTAAACCACTTAAAGTAGTTATATTAGATGAAGCAGATTTTCTTACTATTCAAGCTCAAGCATCATTACGTAATATAATAGAAACATTTTCTAGAACTACTAGATTTATTTTGACTTGTAATTATGTAGAACGAATTATAGACCCATTACAGTCTAGATGCCAGGTATTAAAAGTAGTTCCTCCAACTAAAAAAATTACTGCACTTCATTTATTAAAAATATTAGATCAAGAAAATATTAGACATACAGATGAAGATATAATTAGTATAGTAAACCAATTTTATCCAGATTTAAGAAAGTGTATTAATGCTATTCAAGCTAATACTGTTGATTCACAACTTAAATTAGATAAATCTGTTTTATTTTCATCTAATTATGTTAATAAAGTAATAAGTGAATTAGGTAAAGACAAACCTAATTTTAAAAAAATAAGGCAAATAATTGCTGATGCTAATACAGATGATTACGAGGAATTATTCCGAGAATTATTTGATAGTGCTAGTGAATATTTACCAGGTAAAGAAGGTACAGTAGCTGTATTAGTTAATGACCATCAATACAAGTCTAATTTCCGAATTGATAAGGAAATTAATATAATGAGTTTAATCAATAATTTAATTTTACAAAAATGAATGGACAAGCAGGAGGCGGTACACCTCAACAAAGACCACAAATGCAAGTAGATTTAACTACTACAACTGGAGTTAAAAATTCTAAGGGCACTAACATATTTAAATCAGCAGTTATATTAAGAAAAATTTCTAAATATGTAGCTGGAACTGATTCAGATGCTATTATGCCTATCCCAGTATTTATTGATCCTTACAATGATAAAATTGTAGCAGACGGATTACCACTGGAATTAAGAGAAGAATTAGCTGACGAAAGTTTTTTGACTGGAAAGGATGATTAAAAATATTTGGGATTGGCTAAAACAAATAAATTATATTAAAGCTGATCCCTCCTCTTTTTCTGATAAAGATTGGGATATTTGGAATAGCTATATGGTGCATAGATTTATTTCTATGAATCAAGATTACTTAGATATAGTTAATGAAGTACAAAGCATTAATCCCCAAAATAAAAAAGAGATTTATACCATTTATAGAGAGTATATTCCTAAAAATAATAAATGGAATAAGTATATTAAATCCAATGTCAAACAACATAAAAGTGAACTATTAACTTATTTAGCTAAATATTGGGAATGTTCACAGAACGAAGTAAAGGAATATTTAGATTTTTTGGAAGATGATGAAATACTTCGTATATTGGAACGTATGGGAATACAACAAAAAGAATTAAATAAATTATTATGAATATAGAAGTATACAACTTTTTAAAAGCGGAAGCAGAAGCAGATAAAGCTAAAGCTTTAGCTAGTATTAAATTACTAACAGGACACCCAGCAGGTATAGGTGATCACTCAACTAAAGATTACTGGGATAACTGTACTGAATCTCTTAAATTACTTGCCTCAGCGGAGGAAAGATTAGAGACATTAGATAAATATTTTAATACTGCACCCAAAAAAGATCAAATAAATGGATAGCAAAAAGGCATATGAAATGAGAAAAGAGGAATTACAATGGGGTGATACTCTTCCTAAAAAAGAAAAAACTATAGATGGCTTAGGAGTTATAGAAGTATTTGAAACTGAATACCCCGAATTAGCTAGTGAATTTAAAAATATCCAGGAGGAAATGTATGAAATGTTTGCTCGTAAGCATATGGATTATGGTTTAAATAATATAGCTTTAGGTGGTGATCTTACTAATGAATCAGATAAGAAATTCTCACTCACTGGCCTATGTATCCGTTTAACTGATAAAATATCTAGATTAAAAAATCTTCTTTCTAATGGTAAAAATTATGTTAAGGGAGAGGGCATGGAAGACACGTTTATTGATATAGCTAATTATGGTATAATTGGCTTA